GCTTCCGTCAATGCTTATGTAAGCAGAGCAACGATTTCAGAAGATGAGATCAAAAATCTCATGGAAAATGAAACGTGGATCACAGCTCAGGAAGCTGTAGAATATGGCTTCGCCACAAAAACCGAAAAGTCCGATGATGGCGGAATTAAACAATCAGCATTTGCGAATATTCGCAGTGCCATTCTTGAAAAAACGGCAAATGTAAAGCCAGTAGAAATTGCAATGCAGCTGGATGATGAAGCAATCGCAGAGGTCATTGCGGAAAGAGTAGTGAATCTTATACAGAAGAAAGAAGTTCCGGCAGAGCCAAAGGAACCAGCAAACAGCACTGGATGGAGTGCATTTTTTGAGTAGAAAGGAAAAGATAAAATGAAGATTGAAAATTTATCACAGGAATTAAAAGAAAAAGTTAAGCAGCTGTTAGAGAGCGCTCCGGCAGATCAGAAAGCGGATGCGATTATGCAGTCGATCGAAATGATCGAGGAAGCAGCACATGAAGATCTGATCAACCAGGTGGTGGCAGAAGCAGAAAGAGCGAGCCATGATGCTGAATTTAAGAAACAGCTTGGACTCCGCAATCTCTCACAGGAAGAAAAGAAATTTTATGAGGGATTCAAGGATATTAAGCAGTCTGTAACAGCAAATCAGATTGATATCATCCCGACAGAAATTATCGATCGCACACTCGATGATGTAAGAAAAGCATCTCCAATTTTAAAACTGGTAAACATGGCACCGGCAAATGTAAAGAAATGGATAGTAGCATCACATTCAGGTGCAGCGGTGTGGGGGAATCTTACGGATGAAATTAAGGGCGAATTATCTGGAACTATTTCAGCACTAAATATCGAACTCCATATGCTGTCCGCATATCTGGTGATCCCGAAAGCAATCCGTGAACTTTCCATGGAGTTTGTAGATCGGTATTTTATGGCAATCCTTTCGGAAGCAATGCAGGATGGTCTTGTAAAAGGTTATCTGGATGGAGATGGAAAGACTGGGCCGATCGGTATTTTCCGTCAGATCGGAACCACAAATGAAGATGGAACAAATAAAGCGAAGACCGTTTTAAATAACATCACCAAATTCAGCCCGAAGGGACTTGCAAATGTAAGAAAAACTCTTACAAATAACGGAAAACGTGTTGTTACCAAACTGTATCTGATTTGCAACCCGGCGGATGAAGCGGAATATGTAGATCCGTGCATGTTTGGAGAAGCACTTACTGGTGGATATGTCAATAAAACATTCATTGATATTGAAAAGATCCCGGATGCTAACTGCCCGCAGGGTAAAGCAGCATTTACCATTGATGGACATTACACAATGGGTGCGACGGGTGTAAGAGTAACAGAATATGATCAGACCAAAGCGATGGAAAATGCGGATCTGATCATTGCGAACTGCTTTGCGAATGGACGAGCTGTTGATGATAATGTTGCAGTTATCTTCGACGTCACAAAACTTGAAGAGTATGTGATTAACGTACATCAGACATCTACTGCATCCGTTTAGTAAGAGTGAGGGCAGAGTATGAACGAAAATGAACTATCCATTCTTGTTGATGAGATGAGAGAAGAGTTCCAGATTCCTCCATACTGCGATGATAGACAGCTGAGAAATCTTGCAAAAGAAGGTGAACATACAGTCGGGAGATTGAATCCTGGCTGCAGCATCACCAAAGATTTGACGTATCGAATGCTAATGAAGAATTATATGTATTATTCTTATCACCATCGAGTAAGTGAGTTTTTTGAGAATTATGCAAGTGTGATCCTGACTTGGCAGATGGAGACGGAGGTGGACGTAAATGGCACTGCCTGAATACACTGACGGAGTATTTGAACTGTATCGCATCGAAAATGATGAGTCGGAAGATTATCCGGAAGAAAAGCTCCGTGATACCGGAATGCGCTTTTGGTATCGTGAGCTTGCGGTATATGACACCACCAGAGCAAAGCTATCCGCTGACAGCATCGAAGTGACGCTAAAACTCGCTATTCCACAGTATAAGCAGATTAACAGTAAATGTGTCTGTATTATTGGCGGAGAACAACACGAGATCTACAATGTGGCGCACATCACTACGAAAGATGGATTTAGAGAGTCGGAACTGACACTTAAAACGCCGGCGCATGACAGGGAGGTTATCGATGACACAGAAAGAATTGAGTGATATTCTACATGGCACCGGATGCCCGGTAAATGAAGGGATATCAAGCCTAAAAAATGAAAAAAACTTTCCGAGGATTGATTACTGGGAGATTGCCTGGGAAGATGTAGTTGCATCCGGAGAAGAGTATGCAGATAAAATTACCTGGCAAATAAGCTTTTATGCACAGAAACCGAGAAATCCAAAGCTTCTGGAACTTCGTGATACATTGCGAAAACTAGGATTTCATCCGATGATATCTCATGAATATAACACAGAGGACAGGATCTGGCACTCTTATTTTGCGATTGAAACAGATGGAGAAAGCTTATGAGCAGGTCATATTCTGGCGGAGAAATAACCTTTGATGATTCGGGGGTGGAAGATTTTGAGAAAATGCTGAAGCAATATGCGGCAAAAGCAGATCCGGAAAATGCATTGGATGCAATTGAAACCGGCGCGAAGGAATTTGTAAATGATCTGTTAAAGCTGCCAAAACCGCGAAGCGAAGTGAAAAAGCCAGGATATACCCATTTGATAAATACGTTTGCAATGGAAAGAGCCAGAGGCGAGATTAAAGTTGGATGGGGAAAATATTATGGTCCAATGGTAGAGCGGGGAACAAAGAAGATGGCAGCGAGAGCGCATTTAAAACCGCTTTTTGAACAGAACAAAGAAAAATATTACAGAAAAATGACTGAGAAGATATTTGATTAGGAGGCAGACATGGCGATTAAAACAAAGAAACCGTCGCGGAAACAGACGGTTGGAGCACAGTACCTGTGTTTTGCAAGTGCAGAAGAGACAGGGGACTATGAAGCAGATGTTGAAAAGACAGAAGTTGTGAAAAATGTAAAGATCACAGAAAATTCAGAGACAAGTGACGCTTATGCATCCGGAAAGGTTTATGACTCGGACACACCGATGACATCAATTGATGTTGAAGTGGAAGTGATTGCTTTCCCAGACGATACGATTTCCAGAATGAGAGGAGATACAGTAGAAAAGAGTGGTCTGATTTTATCGGGAGCCAATTCGGAACGACCGTTTTTTGCTTATGGCAAGGTTGTTAAATTAAAAAACGGAAGCTGCAGGTATGAATGGTATCCAAAATGTAAACTTACTGAAAACTCAGACGATGTGGCAACATCAGAGGAAAAAGCCAGTGAGCAGACGGACACGATCAAGATCAGGGCATACCCGTTTGATATTGCGGGAAATATATTTACAAAGGTAACGGAAAGTACAGCACCAGAAGGGTTGACAGAAGAGAAATTCTTTGCAAAACCGATCCTGACAGATGCAGATCTGACGGCAGCTCTCTCATAAGGAGGGGTGAAACTTGGACGAAAAACTTATAACGCTCACGGATGGTACAAAACTGGAAGTGAAAGTAAATTTCTTGACACTCTATATGATTCAAAAAAATGGTCTTGCGAAAATTCTGACAGGTAAAAAAGAAAATGAATTATCTGAAGATGAAAACATGGAAGCAGCGGCAAAGTTGATCCATGTAATTTTAAGATCGAATGGATTAAAAGTGGATGAAGAGGAAGCAATGCTACTTACACCGATGGATCCGAAAGAGATAAGATTGCTATTCGATGAATTTGGAAAGAAAGTTGAAAAATATAAAAAAAAAGAGCAGGCGAAGAAAACGCGTCCGCCGAAGAGGAGGCGGAAGAGGAACCGATAGAAATAAACTGGGCGGAATATATGGTGGTTGCAAGAAAGATGGGGATGAATGAGGATGAATTTTGGAACTCAGACCCCGTCTTTTTTAATGAATGTCTGGAAGTGTTTGACAAAATGGAAAAACAGAAGGTAGGTGTAGGAGATGTCGAATGATTTAAAAACAGTAGGGTTGTCCTTTAAGGCGGACGGTGCTGTAGATTTCAAGAAATCATTGTCAGAAGTAAATAATGCGGTGAATGAAAATAGATCTGCATTCAAACTTGCAAAATCTGAATGGGACAAAAGCACATCTTCCGCCGAAAAGTTAAGGGTAACTCAGGAGTATTTACAGAATCAGACAGAAGCTTATACCGCCAAAGTGGACAGACTGACGGAGATCCTGAAAGCGCAAGAGAATGCAGAAGTAAGAGATGAGGCAGCAATATCAAAGACGCGGCAGCAGTTGGACAATGCGAAAGCATCTCTGAACAATTATAAAAGCGGTCTCGAAGATGTTAATAAAAAGTTAGAAAGCGGTGCTGCAACACTTGAAGACTATTCAAAAAAAGTTGGAAATTTCAGTGAGACAACTGGAAAAATCGGCAGCAGTCTAAATAAAAATGTGACAGCACCGGTTGCGGCAGCAAAAGCCGGCATTATGGCGGCTTGGAGTCAAGTAGATGAAGGAATGGATATTATCGTTGAAAAGACCGGGGCAACAGGTGATGCACTGGAAGAAATGCAGAATTCAGCGAGAAATATTGCCAAAAGTATTCCGACAGATTTTGCCACAGCTGGATCGGCAGTAGGTGAAGTTAATACCAGATTTCATTTAACAGGACAGGAGTTGGAAAATCTTTCAAAGAAATTCGTAGAATTTTCAACATTGAATAATACGGACGTATCATCGTCAATAGATAGTGTGCAAAAAGCGTTAGAGGCATTCGGATTAGGTGCGGAGGATGCCGGCGCAATGCTTGATACAATGAACAAAGTTGGACAAGATACCGGAATATCAATGGATTCACTGTCGCAATTGATGGTATCAAATGCAGCGGCGTTGAAAGAATTAGGAATGTCAGCAGCAGATGCAGCTACGTTCCTTGGACAATGCGAAACGTCTGGGGTAGATACATCGGCAGTGATGACTGGTCTGAAAAAAGCACTAACAAATGCATCAAGCGAAGGAAAAACGATGAAAGAAGCATTGTCAGAACTTCAAAATACAATGCTTAATGCGGAAACATCTGCGGATGCTTACAATGCAGCAGTTGATCTGTTCGGATCGAAAGCTGGTCCGGCACTTGCGCAATTTTGTAAAGACGGGAAATTGAATTTTGAAGAACTTGGAGCATCCCTAGATGAAAATCTCGGAAGTGTTGAAGATACGTTTAATGCAACTTTGGATCCGGCTGATCAGTTCAAAATAACCTTAAATGAATTGCAAGATGCCGGATATGATGTGGGAAATGCACTTGGTCCGGTGCTTGCGGAATGCCTTCAGACAGTTACGCCGATACTGAAAGATTTGATTAGTATGTGGAATTCACTTTCTCCTGAAACACAGGAGATGATCATTAAATGTGCGTTGCTTGTGGCTGCGCTTGGTCCGGTATTTAGCATAATCAGTAAAGTGTCTGGGGGAATATCAGGAGTGATTGATGTAGGAGCGAAGATAGCTCCTGTGATGTCAAAAGCAGGGACGGCTTTTTCTGGATTTAATGCTATTCTTGCGGCAAATCCGATAATTCTTGTTATTGCGGCGGTTATAGCTCTAATAGCTATTTTTGTAACTTTATATAATAAGTGCGAATGGTTCCGCAAAGGAGTAAATTCTGCATTTGAGAGTATAAAGAAATTTATCCATACAACAGTGGAGCAGATAAAAGATTTTTTAAATTTCGATTGGAAGCTTCCGAAAATAAAACTACCGCATTTCAAGATAAGTGGAGGATTTAGCTTATCACCACTGAAGACACCAAAATTTTCTGTAGATTGGTATGCAAAAGGTGGTATTTTGAACAGCCCGACAATCTTTGGAGCAAACGGG